CATTTCAAATGTTATTAGATAGTTTCTATGAAAAGATTGATGAAAAGACAATACCAAATTTACTAACTAAAAACTTTAAAAATAAGTATGAACAATTTAAATTTAAAGAATACCCTCCATTTAATCCTATACTAGACCTTAAAGAAGCGTTTATTGAAGACTATAAATTTTGGATGAATAACAAAGCTAATCCTAACAGAAATGTGGTTATGTTTTATAATAGAGTGCGAGGTTGTCCTTATAAATGTTCTTTCTGTGCTTGGGGTGGTGGACTACACAATAAAGTTGATGTAAGATCAGGAGATTGGAAAGAGGAAATAAAGTTTCTTTCTAATTATGATGTAACCTTAATACCTGTGGATGCTAATTTTGGAATATATGAAGAAGATATAGATTTCCTTAAATATGCATTATCACTTACCAAAGAAAATAAGGAGTTTAGGATTTTTATTCAGAATTATGCTAAACTACAAAAAGAAAGAGTCTTCCGAATTTGGGAAGAAGAATACAAATATGGTAAAAGAAGATTTAGAATATCATTACAATCAATGCACGAACAGGTGCTAGCAAATATTGATAGACCAGAAATACCTTGGGAAAAACATAAAAAAATGTTATTAGACTTTACAGAAAAACATAATGATACTTTTTATGAGGTTGAAATTATACACGGTTTACCAGGAATGAATATTGATAATACTATAAAAATGTTATTAGAGTTTGCTGATATGAATATAAAAAATGTATTAACATTTACTTGGAGATTACTTGAAAATAGTCCAGCAGATAATAAAGATTACCAAGAGAAACATAATTTAAAAGTATTTGAACATAGAGAAATTATGATACCAGAGATTAATAAAAATTTAGATGAGTTATATAAAGATGTAGCAGATGGAGAATATAATATAATAGATATAACTAAAGAAAGATCTATATATGATAGCACTTTAACTTTAAATGAATATTTGAAAATACTTTATTTAATGGTAATTAATAATTTAATATTAGAGAAACATCCAGATTATGGATCAGTTAAGTTAGCTAAATTTTTTGATTACACTTTAGGATATATAGAAAAAATTACAAGAGCACAAAGTAAAGATTGGGAAGAAAAATTAAAACAATATGGCTTTATAATATTTGGATTTTCTCACAATAATATAACAACACCTTTTGACGCTCATTGTAGTAATATATGTAAAGAAATTTATCAACAATATTTTGGAGAACCTTATGATAATAATTAATGATATAGTTAAATCTAAAGATAAGATGTTAGCATTAGCTGAAGAGGCAAGTAAAGATTCAGATAATTTTATTAATTTTGAAAAGAGAATATCTGGTTATTTAAATTATTATACAGCAATATATGAAGGTGAAATTATTGCTATGGCAGGTATGTTTCAAACCAAATATTGGAATCCAAAATTAGTTAGAGTACTTGACCGTTGTTATTATTTTAAAGAAGCTCGTAGTGGTGCATTATCTTTTATAAATGAGAAAGACTTAAAAACAACTGCTTCAACTTATTTTCTTCCTAGACAAACTAAATTAGCTTTAGACAAAGGGTTAATACCTTTCTATTCTATTTGGGGTAAGAAAAGACGACCTGCTTTAGAAAGACAGGTTAAAAGATTTAATGAAAAAAATGAATTTAAGTATGTTGTTTTACCAGGCGAATATTGGACTTGTAATAGACCTGTAGATAATAAAGGTAAGTGTTGGCAAAATATTGCTATATTAGAAAAATATAAAGATATGTTTGATTTGCCTAAGCAGGAATAGAAGGTTCAACCTCTAAACCTCTTTCAACTAAACAAGCCATACCGTTATCCGGATTATTACAAAAGTTATCTCTCTCTTCAATACTTGCTGAATTTTCTGGTGTATCTCCAAATGTTATAGCTGTAGCTCTATCTATAAATCCAACTTTGAAGTATTTTTTTAAACCATCAGCTGAATCTGCTGTTTCATAATGTACTATCTTCTTTGGATCTGTATTCTGATATTCAGTAATTTTGTCCATTACGGCTGTACCTGGTGTTGGCCAAGCCTTATCTGCTGAAGTTCTAGTATATGTTATTAGTGTCCAATCTGCCATTTTTTTCTCCTTATATTATATATACCATTATTTATACCTTATAAATAGTATATAATATGAAGGAGAATAAAGTATGACGATTAAGATTGATGGTAAGGACTATGATGAAAAGCAATTTAGTCCTAAATTACAAAATTATATAGTAGCAAGACAAGAATTACAAACAAGCAAAACAAGACTTGAAATAGAAGTTGAAAAATGTGATGTTTTGACCACTTTTTATAATGAAAAAATAGTTGCAATGTTGAAGAAAGAAGTCAAAGAAAAAGAGAAAAAATAGATGGCTGCCGTAGCAAACTTATTAATAGACCAAGGAACATCATTTTCCTCGGATGTAACCGTAAAAGACGCTAATGGTGGTGGTTGGGACCTAACAGGTTATACAGCCGCTGCTAAGATGGCAAAAGGTTACTCATCTACAAGAACAAGAACAGATATTACGTGTACCGTAGCTAATAACCCCACAACTGGGGTGGTTACCCTTTCTTTAACTCCAGCTGTTACCAGCGCTTTAGACGCTGAGCGATATGTTTATGACCTTGAAATTACAAAGACTGCTACAGGAGCAGTTACCAGAGTAATTGAAGGTATTATGACGGTTAGACCACAGGTAACAACTTAACTTTATATAAATATTATTATAAATATAAAAGGAGAGAGTAATGGCTGATATAACAGCTACAATAAATCCGAGTTCCCAGGGGCCTCAAAAAGTATCTGTTACCTTACCAGCTGGTAAGGCACTTCAAAACACAGCTCTTTCTTTGAAATTATTAGGTGATGTTGACACTACAACTTTAAATGATGGTTCGTTATTACAATACCGTGCTAGTGATGGAAAATTCGTCACCAGAACGGAAATTATAACAACAACTGGAACATTGGTTTTCAATTGCGGACAATTTTAAGGTAAAGAATGGCAACGGTAATACAGATAAAACGAAGTACGGGCACAACAGCTCCGGCAACGTTAAAATTAGCAGAACAAGCTTATACTTATGGAACAGGATCACAAGGTAATGGTGGTGATAGATTATATGTTGGTACAGGTGGTGTTGATGGTAATGGAGACGCATTATCAATTGATATAATTGGTGGTAAATATTTCACAGCTCTTTTAGACCACGTACACGGAACACTAGGGGCAAATTCAGCAATCATAACAGACGGCAATAATGCTATTGATACTTTATCAGTAGGTAATGACGTTTCTTCTGGTGGTGCAATAAAATTAAATGAAGGTACAAATAATGGATCAAACTTTATTGCTCTTAAATCTCCAAACTCTGTAAGTTCATCTACAACTTTTAGATTACCAGATGGTGATGGTTCAGCAGGACAATTTTTAAAAACAGATGGTTCAGGAAATTTAGATTTCCAAACCGTATTTTCAAACATAGATTTAGCCGGTGATACTGGTACAGATACTTACAATACTAATGAGACTTTGACAATTGCTGGTGGTCCAGGTATGGACACGGTTGTTACCGACAACAATGTAGAAATTCAAGCAAACGATTTAACAAATGCCAATTTAAGTGGTAGTGCTGGTATAGTAAATGCCAATTTAGCCACAGCAGGTCAAACTATTCTAGGTTCAACAACTTTAGAATTAGGAATAACTGAAACAGATTTAGCAGGTTTAACATCTTTAGTAGTTGATGATATTACATTAAACGGTCAAACAATTTCAACAACAGCTGCTAATAAAGATATTTCTTTACAACCACACGGAACAGGTACGGTAATTGTTCCTGCTGGTTACAAAGATAGAGCAGGTTACCAATCAGGTTCATTAGCAACAAAAGAATATGTTGATGAAGTTGCAACAGGTCTTGATGTAAAAGACTCTGTTAGAATGGGTACTACTGCTAACTTATCAGCAACATACTCAAACGGTACTGCTGGTATTGGTGCAACTTTAACAAACTCTGGATCACAAGCAGCTTTAACAATAGATGGAATAAATGCTGCTCAAAATGATAGAGTTTTAATTAAAGATCAAACTAACCAAGAAGAAAACGGAATTTATACGGTTACTACCGTTGGTGATGGTTCATCAAATTGGGTTTTAACAAGAGCTATAGACGCCGATCAAAATACAGAATTAACAGGTGGTTGTTTTACATTTATAGAAAGTGGTAGTGCTAATGCCGATAACGGTTATGTATTCACACACGCAGGACAACCAACACTAGGTACAACTGATTTACCAGTATCTCAATTTTCTGGCGCAGGCCAAATAGTTGCAGGTGCAGCTTTAAGTAAAATTGGTAATCAAATGGATGTTGAAGTGGATGACGCTTCAATTGAAGTTGTATCAGACGCATTACAAGTTAAAGCATTGGGTATTCAAAACTCAATGTTAGCAAATAATACAATAACATCTGCTAAAATAGCTGACCCATTATATTTTTCAGATGAAACATCTACACAAGGTCAAGTAGCATTAGCAGGAACTTTAGAGTTTCTTGCTGGTGAGGGAATTAATACTATTGCAAATGGTAGTTCTCTTACAATCACAGGTGAGTTAGCAAGTACATCAAATATTGGTGTTGCTTCTTTCACTTCTGATAATTTTGCCGTAAATTCTGGTGAAGTTGTTATTGAAACTATAGATGGTGGTACATACTAATGGGAATTTTTGGAGAATTTTGTAAGAAATTTTTTGCAGGAACAATTAGAGCTTACGAAAAACCATTAATATTAACTAAAGAAGTAAAAAGTAAAAAAAAGAAACGACCTAAAAAGAAAAAGAAATAAGTAAATGACAACTACCATAATTAAACCAAAACGTTCAGAAGTTGCAGCTTCAATACCTTCCGTAGGAGATTTAGAAGTAGGAGAATTAGCCATCAATTTAATTGATGGTAAGTTATATTCAAGGTCTTCAGCAAATGTAATTAAAGAGTTAGGTGGTGCAGGTGCAACAACACTACAGGCAGTTACCAA